GAAAAGGAGTGTTTGCAACGGGAAACAAAACCCATTGCCCATAGTACCGGCCATTGAGAGTTCAAGGATGTCCGTACGGTTAATTTTCTTACCGTCCACGTACTCCTTGTAATTGTACTCAGCAACAGGCGATCTTGTATCGCAGATCGCAGCGAACCAATCGCTCGGAAGCAACCGCTGGCATAAGCCTAGCCAGATACGGTCACTCGCTTGTGACCAATCAATGGTCGCGATTGGCAGGTCGTGTTTCGTGATCACCTTAACAAGGTCCTTATGAACACAGTCCTGATTACTCAGGTCGATGCCCAAGAAGGATTTCAGTCTTCGTGTAATCACGCCACCTAGGCCTTGTTGAAGAAACTGATTCAACGTAGGTTCGACGGACATCGTGCGAAGCGAATTCCACTTCTTTGGAACAAAACTCAATCTATTCCCTGCAACGAGCTCAAAACTCAAGGAGTTGTCCAGAAGTTTCGGTTCAAGGTAAGCGGCTAGGTTTGTATTCCAGCCAAGATATTGCCTGAACAGCTGTATCGCAGGCAACGTCCCATCTAACGCGATAGCCTTATTATCGGCATACGCAGAGTCTTTCCTGACTCTATATGAGGCGTTGGGGCCATGTGCGCAGAGCGAAAACCACTCCTCCATTTCCAGGGGCCCGAGGACCCGATGGATCTCGAGTGAGGCAGAGCACAAAATGGAATTTAGCTTGCCGTACTCAAGAAACCCTGACAGACGTTCGTTAACCGCTGAGCCTTTAGACAGGTTTAGCTTGAATTTCTCAAGGGCCTCTCTTTCTAGGGACAGTTTAGACGAAGCAATCTCGGCCGCATAGAAATATCGGTCAAGAAAATGCGCTGTCAAGTAACCGCGCCGGAAGGTGTCGTAATCGAACTGGCTAGGATCTTGCAATAGTGGATCCCACTTGTTGATGATCGACCTAACATTCCTTCCACCAGCCACGAATGGCCGGCCCAAATCACGCGTGAACGCAGATAATACTGCATTCACGGTCCAATCTACCTCACTTTCGCCAGGTGACTGGAACCGTTCCTCTTGTTTGAGGTTAGCGGCGCTAGGCATGGGTAATCCCCGTGTTTAAACGAGTAATGAGGACTGCCAAAAGCCAGTAAAATCTGCATCACTGACCAAGGCAGCAACGTCGGCAATAGCAACATTTTTGCCGGTGTATTCGGAATGGAAGCCCGTCTCAATGCGAACGGTTTGCAAATAAAGCTTACCGTCAGCAGCGATAAAGGGTATGACATGCTTGCACGTGTTACGTCCAAGCTTGGCATAGGCACCAACTGATGTCGGCAGAGCCGGCAACGTGGAAGTAAAGACAAATCCACGCCGAGTGAGGAGATTTGTGTCTCCCGAAACGACCAGTGAAAGCCCATTCGAGACAACTCGGCCGTCAGGCACGAGAGTCAAATCCGTTCCCCCAGTAGGGGCCCAGGTAGCGCCGGTTTTGAAAACGGCATTGGACAGAGACATATTTATTTCCCTCTTCCATTCATCCTATCGGCTGATTTCGATACTTGCTGGATAGCAAGCATGATACCATCGATCGAGTTATAAAGGTCGGTGATAGAAGCCCAATCCCATTTCGGGGTTGGGAAGATTGGCGCGTGTTCGTGAATCTCTCGAACGACGCTTAGGGCCTTCTCCTCTACAACGTTAACCATGGAGGTGCGTTTCCAACTCTTGAAGCTGGACCCAGACCCTGAGGTAAAGTACGCTGAAGGATAATCACCCTTATAGGTGGTTGTGTGGGACAAACGCGTAACCACCCAGGCACCGCCGAAGGCGGTACCGTGGATAGGACGTAGAGCCCGGAGCCAGTGACCAATATTGATAAACCGGTCAACAATAAAGCTCCAAGGGACCAAATCCCAAGCTGCATAAGGAACGTTATGCCATTCGAAACCCATCTTTTGTAGCATGGACGATTGGCGTTCGAGGAGAATTCCCCCTCTAACAGTTCCTTCAACGCGAACCGTAGTTGTAAAACGGTTTGCGATGCTAAACCCCAACAGACTGCTCGTTGTTGAGGCCACGGCTTCCTTTTCATACTTGAGCTCCTCTAAAGATCGGTAGGTTATACGATTTGGGGCTTCATCATCACCCTCAGCTAGCGACTTTGCAAACTCATCAATTGAGATGAGCAGCGGTCTCCAGCCAAACCGAAGTTCGACCCACAACCCGGCGAGCTCATCGAGTCGTCCATGGGGATTACCAGGGATACGAGCAGTACGGGATTTACCCACACTGTTAGTCCAAACCCACCTGAAGAAAGCGCCAGGAGAGCTTGCTAAGACTAGAAGCCTTCGCGCCAACGTCAGAAACATCCGCAGTGTCTCACCTAATTGGGAGAGATCCACGAGAAGGTCGACATTCGGCGATACAGCCTTTGAAAACACCTTGGTCAGGACCTCAGACTTCGCACGTGAGATTGCTGTTTGCAAATCAGCGTCTAGTTGAGGAAAAATGCCAGGGTTCGCGAACCGTGTGACATGTCTTGAATTGACACCACGGCCGTAAGTTTTTGCCGACCCTACCCAAGTCTCGTCAGTGATGACGGCGGCTTGGAAGGTCGTTCCAGTCGATGTTTTACTATAGGGGCACTGAATTATATACCCCTCACGCTTAAGCTTGTCAAAGCCAGGCGTGTACAACGAATGGAACGTATCCACAGTGGCAGGACATACTTGTGGAATAGTCGTCATAGAAACTAAACCGCTAGCATTCGAAACCGTGTACGTATCGTCACACGGATAAGATGGGATTACTATGGTTGTCTCATCTTTAGCCTTGTAGGGCCCGAAGTAGCGTTTCATTTAGTATCACACCAGGTAATGTATCGCCTGATGTGCAATCCAGGCAAATGAAGATAGACCCGAGACATATCTATGTCTCACCGCCTAGGATTGGGACCATTGAAGGTCCACAGGTACCCCCGCAAGGGG